CGGGACTGCGGCTGTGGCTTCTACCGCAGAGCCCGTGGCGAGCCCCGCACGTTCATCAAGCGTAAGCTCGCGGTCGTACCACTGCCCGTCCTCACCCACGACTGTCTGAGTGCCGTCTCCCGCGTCACCGCTGTCGGTCATGGCTTGGTCGATCATGGGTAGCGGGTTGATCATCTGCGCGAGAGTAAGAGCGCCGCTGCCTATGTCGCTGACGGAGAGCGGAAGGTGGCGTAGCTCTGGCGGAATAAAGGGTGTTACCGCGTTTTCAAAGTCATCGACCGCGCCAGATATTGCGCCCGTGACGGGAGCGATGAAGTCGTCAACGCTTTCCATAAAGCCCTTGCCACGTTCGTAGCGCTTTTGCTTGGTAGACGCAGACGGGTTTATATACTCAGCGAGGCCAGCCATTTACATACTTCCCTTTGCTTTTTCGGACATTTCTCGAGAGAGGACGCGAGCCGAGTAGTCGAAGCCTCGCGTTTCTTTCTTGCCACCGCGCCGCTTCTGCTCATCCCCGACCTTTTCGGACTGCTCGAGAATGGCGGCAATGTTTGCTCCCACGTTGGGGTTGCCCATCGAGCCATCACGAGCCACGGTCTCTCGTGCTTCTCTTGCTAAGTCTGCCTGCATTCTTTCGAGGTCGCTGTCCTCGTAGCCTCGATAAGTGTGGGCCATCGCTACGCGCCCCATGAAGCCGCCGTCCATATCGTAGTCGAGCATCTGGCTCGCATAGTTGAGCGCCTTACGAGCGTCGAGCTTTGCGTCTCGCATTCCCTCTTCGCCCTTGCCGTAAGTCATCTCGGTGTAGCCGGTGTCATCGTCACCCACGAATAGGTGGAACAAGCCATCATCGCCTTGCTCTCCAAACATTGAGCCCCGCAAGTTTTGCTGGGCTTCTCGATCTAGCTGGCTTCGCATTTGATCCATCGCCGACACAAACATTTGCGAAGAAACAAAGCTCTCGGTTGTGTCTTGTAACTTTTGAAGGTGAGTTGGCGTTTCATCACCTGACATTGATCTGTCGCCGTTTCCGCGAGTGTCTACATAGTGCAGTCCAGAGGTTGCCATCGGGCCAGCCGAGCCGACATCTGTATCAGTGCCTTCGCGGTAGACCCTCGGGAAAAGCGTTCGAGTATCCATGTTGCGGAAGTGAACGGCGGCTTCATCACTTGGGTCAACGTAATCGAGAGAGGGCTTTGGGTCGGGCGGAGGTGGCAGCATTGATCTTAGCATCTCAAGCTCTGGATCGTTGATGAGAACAGACTGTGTGCCGTCATTGCCCATATTCGCCATCATAACGTCAGGCTCGATGCCATACTCCATAAGGTTCCCTTGAGCGTCCGTGCCCATCATGCCCGTGGTGCTAGACATTTCTGGGTCTTCTGGACGAAGGCGGGGTCGCAGAGATGTCTCGGGAGCGTTGCTTTGGTAAGCGGGCACCTCGAGAGTTTGCCCGCCTCCTTGCTTGGCTCGCTCGATACCTGCGGCCTCGTCCTCGGGACTTTGATCCCACGTTCCCGCAGGGTTGAAGCTCTTATCCATATCTGTTTTCCCTTGTAGGACACCCATCATCTTGTCGATTAGTTTTTTTTGACTGTCTGTATATTTGCTATCAGGCCACTGGCTTACTGCATGTCCGCGAATAAAGGCGTCGAGACCGCTATGATCGAACCACTTGTCGAACGAGCGGTTGTCACCACTTTGCTCGTAAAGGCCGATTAAGTTATTCACATCAGAGTTGCTTAATTGTGACTTTAGCTGCTCACGCATTTGGTTGTATTCTGGGACATATTTATGAGCAGAATGAAGCAACTCGCCAAGAACCGCTTGGTCTAGCTCGCTTCCCTTTAGCGTTGGGTCAAAAATCTCCATGACATGCTTGTCGTAACGATCATCGTACGCCTCTTGCCATTCGAGCTTTCGTCCTGTTCTATCCATGCCTTGCTCACGCCTGTCAATTATATCAACATTGTCGATCAAGTCAGAAAGCAAAGGGTATTGCTTTCTGAGCTTGGACAGGAGGGAGGAAAACTTATCAGACATTTGTGATGACGCAGGCCAAGGTTACTTCGATATCAGTGAGTGAGCTTTGTGATGTTACCTCAAAGCCGATCTCTCGTGAGGCAGTGGTCGCGTCTACCGCGATTGATGCCGAGAGGTTCTGCTCGGTAAGCGTTGCCGAGACGGGGATCACATCGCCAGCGTTGGTTCCGTTGACACGAAGCTGGATGTTGCAAGTTCCCGAGGTTGATTTTGCAGCGACCGCATCGATCCGCACGTTTTGCTTGAACGCACGAGTGACCTTCTTAACCCCGTTGGCTACCGAGCCCGTTTGCTGGAAGAAGTACGAGCGAGTTGCGAAGGTATCGGGTAGCTGTGCAACAGGAAGTTTACCTGTGCTGTCGAGGCCAGCAACGCCGTCCGCTGCGCCCATATAGGTTTTGGGAACTAGGGCTGTCTGGTCAACGTCACTAAATTCCAAGCCGCCACCCGTTGAGTTAATGCGGAGAAACTGCAAAGCGTTTGATGTCGAGAACGCTGGAATGCCCGTGTCTGGTGAGGTCAGGAGCCAACCCGTTCCGTTGTAGAACTTTAGGACGTTGGGGCTGGCGGCTGTGTCCACCCACATATCGCCAGCGTTGGCGGTTGTAGGCTGCGAGGCAGAGACGTAAACGCGCCCACGGTTAGCGAGCAGAGTTGAAATGCCGTCAACTTTGGACTGCGGGATTTGGTTGTCAGTGACAGCTATGTTTGCGTAAGGGATCAGGCCGTCAGTGTTTGTAAACTTGTCCTCAGTCATCAGCCCCGAGACGCGAACTTGAGAGGTGTCCTCGATAATGATGAAGGACACAATGTCGCCCACGCTCATCGCAGAGGTGAAGGTGATGGTCGAGTTTGTCGGTTGTTGCGTGTAGTCGTTTGTACCGCCCTGACGTTGCAGGACGCCGTTACGATAAACGAGTACGGATTGGTTTGCTGTGTGGCTGAACGGGAAAACCGCTTGCGCTGCTGCGGCAGCAATGTCCGAGCGGGTGTATCCACTGTCGTTCGCGCTTTGAACTTTGTAGATAGTCACGATATCGCCTGCTGCCGTGGCTGAACTAAGCGTTACTGTGTTCGCGGTGTTGCTGCTCGTAAAGGTCGCCTCAGCTTGGAGAGTGCCGTTGACGTAAAGAACGATGGCGTCTTGCGCTTCATGGATAAACGAGAAGACTGTGGTTCCAGTTGGGTAGGGTATTGCGCCGCTGACAGTAGCGTTGACAACGTGATCCACACGACCTGAGAAAAGCGGCGAGCCGATTGTACCCACATCGGAGCCTGACACGCCTCGCAATTCTGCGACTGTTGCAAGAGTTGTCCAGCCCTGCTCGGCCTCAGTGTAGGTGCCGACACGATACTGCAAGCCGTTTATGCTGTCGTTCCGAAGCTCGACGGGTGCGACCAGCTTGCCCGTGCTGTCGAACAAAATCTTCACTAGCTCGGCAAGCGTGTTATCGCCAAGCTCTGTTGCGTTTAGGTATCGGACAATGTTCTCGACATCGGCTCCGATATTACCCGAACTTGTATGGTTTCCAGGGTATAGTACCTTGAGACGAGCCATTCTATTTCTCCTTGTGCATCAAGAACGCGAACGAGATCACAGTGACATCGCTATCAACGTCTTTGTCTTCCGTCCGAAAGCGCATTCGGACGCCTCGGAACGTGTGGTTAAATGGGAAGGTGAAGTCGTGCTTTAGTGGGGCGTCACCCCAGCGTTCGTCGCCAGCAATGCGATCTAAGACGACCTCGATTGAGTGCATATCGCGACCATCTTCATCGGTGAAATCGATGAAGAAGCGGCCCGTACCCGTTGCTTGGATTACAAACGAGTGAGTGCGCTTTGTGCCGATGAAATCTCCCAGCCAAAGGACGGGCGTTTCGGCTACCATCATCGAGCGGCGCAGGTCGGACAAGCCAGTGTCCTGCACAAAGGTTCGAGTGGATGCCTCGTAAACGCCGTCTGAGGTTCCGAACATAAGGCGACCGCCCAAGAACGTGCCGCACCTCGGGAGGAGCGTGTCGCCTAGCTGGAAGTTCACCATCTCGTAGCCCGAGCGGAAGTTCATCGAGAGGCGTTGCGTAAACCTGCCGCCCGCTCGTGGGAAGAATACATGGTAAGTCTGCTCATCAGGATCGAAGACCGCCGAGATCGTTGTGGGGTCGGGCGTACTTCTTACAAGGTCTTGATAGAGAGGTTCGATCTCGTCAGACAGCGAGGCTTCCGCAATAGTCAGCCCGTTTGTCTCGTTACGCATAATCGAGTGGATGCCTCGGCGAGAACAGAATAGCAGATCAGAGCCAGCGTTGATGATCGTGCCGTGAGAGATGCACCCGATACGAAGGTTGGCTCGGCTGTCTAGCTGCCATTCCTCAAAGCTGGGATCAATGATGTAAACAAGCGTTTGGTCTTGCGTAAACACGGCAAGGCGGTTGGCCTCGAATGTACCCAGCCCGATGATCTGGTCAGCGGTGCCGATCAAGTTCGAGATGTCGATAAAGGCGGCTCGTGTCACCTCTGCGGTAGTGGCCTCCTCCTCGAGAAAAATGTCTGGGGTATCAACGCGGCTGAACTCAATGGTGGTCGGCCTGTCCTTAAAGCCTGCGACCGCAAGGCGGCGCTGGATGGGAACGCCGAAAGCTGGCTTGATCGAGGCAGTGGATGTCGAGAATTGGAACCCGTCATACTTGAACATTTTGGTGTCGAGAGAGAAAATATGCACCTGACCCTTAAAGTTGGTCATGTGGACAACAGCGTCCTTGGCGTACGCGCTCAAGACTACGTGATCTCGGTCGGATCGTAAGTGTGTGGCGGCTGCGTCTGTCTCAGCGTAGACAACGCCCTCTCGGCTGTAAAAGCGGAGAGCTTTTATCGGGAAGCGGCTCGAGCTTTTGTGTAGAAAGAATGCGGGGTCGCGGATTAGCTGGCCTCGGTAATCCACGTAGCAGTTTTTAAGCTCCCAAAAGTTTTGGTCTTCCTCAGTCTCAAGCGCGGTAATGTCACGAGAACGGTCAATGCCCCGAAAACCATAGTAGGTTTTCGAGAGCGACTTTACTGCGATTGGAGCGTAAGAGAGGCGACCCATTTAGTACGCCTTTTCTGTGGCAGGGGGTGCGTAGACTTTATTCGAGCCACCGTCTGTGATTGTGCGGCTGTACGCTTTGTTGCCGTTTGCCCGCTCGTGAAGGATGTTGTTTAAGCCAGCTTGGTAAAGCTGCAAGAAAATCATCGCTTTCTCCGAGCCCTGCTGGATGAAGTAATGAGCGGTCAGCCCGTCAATCATAATCATGTCGGGGATGGCGCGACTTTGGGTGATGTCAGTGTAATAGTCGATGTCGCCGCCCGTCCAATACGGGTGCTGGCGAACGTCCTCAACCACTCGGTTGGCGAGTTCGATCATCATCATCATCACTTCGCCGTCCACTCGGGAAACGCTAAAGTTACCCGCCCGAACAAGGGCCGAGCGCACAAGGTTCTCGAGTGGGGTAAAGTTTCCCGTACCCGCAGCAAAAGGTTTTTGGACGCTCAGTTCAGCCATTGTTAATTATCCTCAGATGCTACGATGCGGCCCGACCAAACGTGGTGATGAGACATCATGTTTTCTTTGTGCTCGATAGGGAAACGCCACTTTACGTGCTCGCGGTTTTCGTCCCACATACCCATGAATTTCTGGTCTCCGCATTGAAGGTCAAAGACGCCGCTCTCTTCGCCAGTGGAAATGAAGTTCGCAAACTTGGGCTTCCACTTGCCCTTGGGCTTTGGGGTGTCATTAACGTATGCTTCGTTTTCGGGGGTACTTGGGTCGTCAGCGATGAAACTTCCTGTGCTCGTGCGGGCTCTCGTCTTTGCCATTACTTTGCTCCTGATTTGCGTGGGACTTTTATCAATGTTTTTTGGTTCTCAGTCGTCCCAAACGAAAAGGGCCACGCATAAGCGCAGCCCTCTCCTCTAGTATTGCTCTAAAAGTTAAGCGACTAGGTTCCAGTTTTTAATATAAGTGTGAACTTTGTCCTGAGTTAGCTCAAGGCCGCACTCAGAAATGTACTGATGCTTCACGCTGTCAGCATCATTGGCTTGCAGATCACGCTCAAGGTTTGTGTCGCGACCGTCGAGGTAACGATACTTGACGTATGGCATGTCGATGATGATAGCCGCGCTGTCCATTCCAGGGACTTGACGGAACTGCGGGTGCAAGTGAACCATCAAATCGCCAGCAAAGGTGCTGTAGTTTGAGAGGCTTACGCCGTAGCTGCCTTCGACGACGGTAGGAGACCAACGGTCTTTACCGAACTTTTGAAGGTGTCCCGCAACCTTGGCACCACAGAACATGAGCTTCTGCTTGGAACCAAATGCGAAGATGTCTTCAACCAATGTGCGGTCGAATTGATCTTCTGTCAGTGTGTTTGATGCGGTTGACCGATCATTCACATTGGTCAGGGTATTTACGAGGCCGCCAGTGTAACGAAGTGGCTGGGCAGTCGAGCCGTTGCTTTCGGCTTTCTTGCCAAAAAACATCGCTCTCTCGATGTCCATCATGTGCATCTTGAGAGCTTTGGTCGCCATCTCGTCTTCTTTGTCACCAGTGCGAAGGTTTGTGGCCTTCAAGGTGTTGGTGACGGTGAAAGCGGTTTTGAAGATTTGAGTGTAGTTCGAGGCTACAGTCGCATCGAATGATACGCCAGTTGGAGAGCCCGAGCCTTCCGCATGTGCCGTGCCAGCGATATACAATGGTGTGTTGTCAGCAATCGCCGCTGCGCCGCCACCAATGCCACGTTCAACCGTCAAGGTTGTCGCGCCGCTGTCTGCGGTACACCGCATGACTTCGCCAGTTAGCGAGTTCACAACGATTGTTCCAGAAACCGCAAACAAGTTGTCGTTACCAGCATCAACAGTAATCGTAGTCGCTGAGTTGCTCAACGCTCCGTTTACTTGCAAGGTACGAGCGGGAAGCTCGTCACGAAAGTTTTTGTACTCTGGATCGTCGGTCGCTTCCGAGCTAGTCATTGCGAGCAATGCCTGTAGCGGTGCGCTGCCATTTGGTTCAAGAAGGCTGTATAATTCGCGATAATTCTTTGGGCGAAAGTCCGTGCTAAACGTACCTGTGCCCCGTAGTCCTTGGATAGCAGCCATTTGCTAATCCTCCTTCGGATAGGGTTTCATTTTGGTTGGAACGTCAGAAGCCTCGCGGAATTTCACGCGGGATAAATCGTATTCCTGTTTAACATCGACTTCACGAGAGCCGTAGCGCTCACCGATATTGATGACCAGAATACTTATTTTTGCAGAGAGATCGTCCCTGTTATTTTTTATGTGGGGGTGTCGTTCAAGACGCAGCGATGGCGAACTTGTGTTGGCATACCTGTTTGCTGCCATAGTTCAATTTGTAAGGCTTGTGCTTTCTCGTAAGCCACAAGGTAACACGCGGACTTTGTTTCAAACTTGACTTCATTCTCACCAAAGGCTTGCTGCCCGTTGGCGAAAATAACCCAGAAAAACAAAGTCCACGGTTCCATATTATCCTCTATTCATTGTAGCCCTTGAGGCTAGTCGAGCGAGTGTGTCGTCGCCACCCGATGATGCCATGCTCGATGTTGGCCCACCCGACTGAGTGGTGAGGTATGCTTCGCGCCGAGCCGCTGTGTTCTTGAGTTGCTCGAATTGAGGCGTGTCCTTCATCCGCTTGAAGTCATCCACCACGCGGCGAGTGAGGTCGTAGTCGGAGAAGTCATTACGGTCAAAGCCACGCTCGCCGAT